TTCAAGGCTTCGTTCAAGGTTCTGAATAAATTTTTGCCCTTGAAAATTGTATTTAATTTTCTTGCGTATCATCCGACCGCCACAATCTTATACGGTGCCCACAACATCTGAATTGCAACCGGAATGCTGCCCGCTTCCGGCGTGGCATAACTGACATCATAGTCGCCGATTTTCTCTTTAATAATCGTCCCGCCTGCCGGGTTAGACGTGGCCATCCATTCGGCACACATGGCAATTCCCGCTTTCACGCTGTCGGACAGTTCGGCACCTGTAAAGGTTCGACCTGTGAATTGGTCTAGCATGGTCGATGCGGCAGTCAGTAAAACAGTGGCACGCATGGCGGATACACTGCCCAGCGTTTCAGCAAATAAGGCCGCTTCATTTTGTGTGATGTATGCAGGCATTTTATGAGTGTCTTATTTCAGGTGGATAAGTAAAGTAAGGCAAAAACCGCCCCCGGCCATTGAAGCATCTAATGACCGGGAACGGCGAGGGGCACGCCCTCAAAACTTACACGAGTTCCTGAATAATCTGGAAGGCTCGTGGGTCTCTCACAGCACCGCCGAAGCGGTACTTGACCGCAATACGGACGCGGTTCGCATAGGCCAGCGACACCTCATCAATCGCGACGGTGAAGCCCTGCCGCAAAAGTAGGATGTACTCGTTAAAGTCGCCTAAGACAATCGACTTCGGTGTTGATGCACCCGATGCAGGCACAAAGCCATTAAAGTAAACCGGCTGACCCATGATGGAAGGCGTGATGCCTTGCACATAGCCAGAATCGGCAGAACCAAGGAACAGGCTTCTGTTGGTCGTATCATTCAGGGCAACCAGCTTGCCATGAGTCGCGCGACGCATCACCCATGAAAGGTTTGTCGCATACTGATCGGCCAAAGCATAGAAGCCGTCGATCACCTTGGAAGCGACCAGCGTGTTATTGCTGCCGGTCTTGGTGATGCCAACAGAACTGTTGGAGATAACGCCCTCGGCTTCGGTCGATGCGGTCAGGCCGTTAATGACCTGATTGTCAACCACAGCAGCAAAAGCCTTTGAGGCTTCTGTCTGGATGTAGTTGCTGATGCCTGCCACGTCAGCGAAGAAGTCAGCCGAAACATCGGTGTACATCGTACCGGTGTTGACTGGAATCGTTAGCTGCGTAAACGGGCCGGTGTCGATCTTGCTCGTGGTCGTGTTCGGCGTTTCACCCATGAATGGCCGAAAAGTCGTGCCATACTGCGGCGCGGTGGTGATGTTGTTCGTGTTTGAATCACGAGGGAATGTCACCTGATTGACATTTGTATTGATGACGCGGCAGATGCGGGTCATCACAGGGGCAACAGTTCGCCCAACGATCACATCAAAGCGGAAATCAGGCGTTACGGTGTTGGTGCCGTTGGTCGTCGTGCCAAGTGTCATATCCTTACTGAAAGGCATATAAAACTCGTTTGAGGGCAAACCGAAGTCGCCGCCCTTGCCGTACACTTCCAGCATGTTCCGCAGGCTTGAACTCTTGACCAGTTCAATGCGTCCGCGTGCCTGAATCAAAGCCTTGAATGCCTGGTGATATTCAGGTGACGCAAGTGCCGACTTGTCAGATGGATCGGCAAGCCCGCCATTATCCAGCACCCGACCATCGTAAGAGACACGAGCGGGCTGGTATTGGACGTTGGCACCGTAAACAGTCGGCTCAGGCCGATTCGGCTGACGTGCCATCTTTTCAATCATCTGATTGGCACGCTCAAGCGATGCGGCCAACTGATATTCACTGTCACAGCGTTCAAGCTGGTCCATCAGGCTCGACAAGTCGGCAGACTTCTCTGCCCGAACTTCGTCAGGGGCTGAAACCAGTTCGTCACGCAGGCCCTGAACCTGCGCAGCCAGTCGGAGACGGTCTTCAGCAATCGCCGAAGCCGTGCGAGTTTCCGTTAAAGCCATTTAAGGCCTCCTTACTTATTTCGCCGGTTTGGCGATTGGAAATCAGAAATGACACGATCAGCAAGCTCGCATCGCTTGACTAAAGCGGTGAAATCGAGCAACTGACCGGCCACTTGCACGAAGCCAGTGGGTGGTAATGCCGGTGTATCACAGTCGTCATGAGACTTGACTGCGATCACTTCCGCGCCGGGATTGGCGGGAATCGGCACGATGGAGACTTCCAAGACCTCGGCCACCTCACTGATCAGGTTTGCGCCTGACTTGGCGAGTTGCTTCTGGGCTTCGCTTGGCTTGTAGTTGTATTTCTGCCAGAGTTCACGGATTGCTGAATCTGGAATACGTGTCGGACGTTTGGCGTAAAAACTAATCGACATTTTCCGCAATGCCTTTTCTTTCAGTAATTGGCGTACTTCCTGCCCTGATTTCGTGGCAGATAACGCCACGTCAACCATCAGGCCGCTTCGATCTTCATGGGCATCGATTAACGTGCCGATCACAGCAGATGTCTTGTTTTCATGGTCGGCCAGCACCATCCCGCCATCGTCCATAAATGTTTGAATAGCACCTGAGAATGCACCGGGCAGAATGATGTCGCCCTGCCGGTCAATGTTGAGAAAGCGGGCGGCATAGCCCTTGAACGAGCCTGCACCGCTACCATTGACAGTCGTTTCAACTGCCTTTGTGAGTTTTTCCATTTGTCAGGCCCTGTTATTCAGTCAAAATAAAGGCGTTGATTGATTTAGCGTTACCGATAGCCACTGACTCATAACCGCCTTCAATGGCATTCGCAAAGTCGGTATCACTTGGCAGGATGTAGCCGTTATCAGCAGGCTTGACAGGCTTCGGCCATTCCTTCGGCACCTCGTCATCGAACACGACAACAGTTGTACAGCGGCAGCCGGGATGAAATGGCGGGAACTTCAGATTTTTGTACGTCTCATTCTTCCCGTTTTGGCCGAATGTGCCGTCTTTGGGAATAACCGGGCATTGGCGTTTAATCGCATGACAGAGTGGGCAGGCGTCGGCTGATAGAACCAACTCATAACCGGCGACAAAATCCAGGCCCCTTGTGGCTTCATAACGGCCTTGGTTGTAGGCTCTGGCTGATTCAGTGACTGCAATTCGACGGGCTCGCCAGCGGGCGTTGTCTTTCATCCACCGATCCACTCGGTCAACCGTATCGCCAAGCGTTTCACCGGTGCGGATCGATTCGGCAATATCCTCACGAATCCCGTCAAGTGTCGTATTGAGATCGAAAATAAACTGGCTTGTCGTTTCTTGGCAGAGTTTTAGGGCTGCCGTGCGGGCTGCATCAATGACATGCGGAGCTTTCACCAGCCATTCATCGGCGTCCTGCTGGTCAAGCTCTACCAATGCCGCCCGGCCTGATTCGTCGATGTAGCTGGTGATGGTCGGGATAAACCGATTGCCCATCTCAATGGCACCCGCGAACGGGTCGAGCGGGTTGAACTCTTTGGCCTTGGGTGGCTCGATAAATCGCCGCCATGTTTCTATCTGCTGTTTGCCGATGGCCAGCAGAATCGAACGGGCCGCCCGGTAAAGCGGTTCACCGTCCGGCATTGCGTCTAGTAGTTGTCTGGGTGTCTGGCGTGCTTTGACTGATTCACCGCGGGCACGCTTAATTGTCTTGGCTTTGGCGTCTGCCCATGTCTGGCCAGCGTCGCCGCCCCATGCCGCCCATGCCACTCTGCCGGGCGATGGGTAGCCCGCTTCGCCAGGTCGAAAGCCGGTGGCTTTTTTATCGACCTCATGACGTGCGAACCATGCCGACATCGTGATAACGACATCTGGCGACAGTTCGCCTGCTGACAGAATCTGGGAGGCCCGTCGCCGTGCGGTGTCGGTTCCACCACGGCGACCGTCGGCCTTCCATTTGCGATAGCGTTCAGCCTCGGCCCGCATCCCCTCGGTGGGTGTCAGGTCGATTGATTTGCCGTTTACGTTTGCCAAAGTTAAGCGATGGGTGGCGGAGCCTGTTGTGGGTCGTATTCGGTGGCCAGAATTGCGTAAGCATCAAAGCCGCTGCCTTTGACGGTTGCCGCTGACACCCAGCAATAACCGTTAATCCCCCATTGTTCGCCCCAACTGTTCCGCATGCCGATCAGCCAGCCGTTTTTACCGCGTTTCATGGCAAAGCCGGCCTGAACAGCGTGATTGTGCCAGCCTGCCCGATTTCGCGGCACGCCTTCAGCATCCAGCATGTTGAAACCGGCATTGACCGGCACGCTGAAATTGATCGGCATCCGCAACTGGCAGGCGATGCACATTTCGCGGAAGTCGCTGATCCGGTAGCCAATTTCAATTTTGAATCGCTTCGCGTTCTCGCGTGCCTCGCTGCTGATCTTCCGGGGGTTGATCGTGCCATGTGGCACCAGTGAATCGTTGCAAGTGCCTTTGCGCTCGCAGTGCGTCAGGGCTTCGGCAATGATCGAGCCACGGTCAAAGCCATTGCAGAGATCGGCGTAGATCATCCACGGCGAGAGCGGCACATAATCAAGACCGGCCACATAGCGGGCATCTTCAGCGGCGGAAGCGGCAGCGTGCCCATTGCAAGCCCCAAAACTGCCCTGATTCTTAATCTTGACCGGATAATCGCTATTAGCCCGCAGGTCAAACTCTCGCCATTGGCTTTCAGGTAGATCCGGCAGACCAGCGCGAACCGGGAAGCTGAATTCTTCCGGCGGGCGATGGTTGCCAAGTGCTGTTGCCGTGCCATCAGGTAGCACCCACTGTTCAAGGTTCAAGACTTCAACCCCTTAGCAATCGCCTTGAGTTCTTCCAGTGTTTTGACCTGCTTTGCCTGAATCACCTTCCCGGCCTTGTCCTGCACAATCACCAGCGGCGAGCCGTTCGCGGTAAGCTCCGACCGAAAGCCAAGTAGGTCGATGTCCTGCTCGGTGCTGGCGTAAGTGCGATATTCGACCCCGGCCTTTTGCAGGCTTGTTCTGACCTCTCCGTCTGTGCGCCATGCCTGTTGCTCGGCAGAGTTCGGGTCAATAATGAGAGACAGCCAAGCCGCCCCGTTAATCACTGGCGGAGGCTTTGGGCGGCCCTCGTCGGGCGGTGTCGGCTGCCCACCTGCCGGGAATACCGTGACAGTGCCGGTAGATTTGCCGACATAGTAGGTAAACCCGGCATGGGTGAACGTGATCCGCTCCTCGGTTGAAGGCGGCACGACCGTTGACTGAATCGCCTGTTGAGCGACAACCAAGGCTGTGATAATGCCGATCACTGTTGATAAGCCGCTTTCATGGCCTGCTGCTGTTCTTCAACCACAGCCTTCAAGTCGTCATCGCTGAATCTGATCGGCTGCCCAGACTTCAGGGCGTCGGCGATCTGCTCCAGAATGTACGGCAGCACCGCCCGCAAGAGCGGCACCGCCAGAAACTGGATGATCGGCCATATCACAAAAAACGGCACCAGGCCAACATGGCCCGGCTCGTTCGGTTTTTGGTGTTGGCTCACTTAGCCGCCTTGTCTGCTTTGGCAGATTCCGGCTGAATAATGATCACAGAAACCGGCCTAGATTTGCGCAGGACGCGATTTAACAGATTCGGTCGATAGATTTCAGCCTGAACGACCACCGGAGCCACTACGGGCAAAATTTGGGCGGTTTTGGGGCAGTCGCCTGATTGGCATTGCAGACCGTAAAGAATCACTACTTCAGCCAGCACAGATCACCTGACCTTTCCGGGAAAGAGGATCGAACAGAATTACTTGGTTTTTTCCGCCTGCTGCATTTTGCGGAATGCGATCACTGCTTGAATCACGGCAGCCACAGCAAAGAGCAGTTGAGGCGTGAGTCGCATGGCGAGGTGCAGTAGCGTTTCTTCGGGTGGCTGCGGGTGATTGACCACATAAGCGGCACCCCAGATTGAGCCGATGCCGTAGAGCGTGGACTGAAGCAGCGAAACGCCGGGGCCGGAATCGTCAAAGCCTGTTGCGTCCTGTTGCATGGTCACTTGCTCCCCACTATTACGCCTGATTCGAGATACTTGCGGACTTGAGCGATCGCAAAGCCGATGAAAACGCCCAGCGGGGCGGTCGCGTCAACAAATCGCGGCAAGTCTGATTCCACGACGATAAGCACAGCCACCAATGCAGCAATGCCCGCATTTCGCAGGGTTTTGAGTAATTGCTCTCGGTTGATCTGTCCGATGATGTCAATCTGCATGTCAGGTACCTTTCGGCGTTGCGTGCGGCTGTGGAGAATGTCACGACGGCCAGACCAGCACAGGCAGTTCACTGATCACCTGGTCAGGCGTTGGCACGGGTCGCAGTCCTGCCTGAACATCGGCCTGAATCTGATAGGCAATCAGCCAGCACTGATCACGCCAGGTGAAAAATGCGGCATGTTCAGCGGCCCATTTTGGCACATTTGAACCTTTATAAGTGTCGATTGTCAGCAGACTGTCATATTCGCGCTGTTTAGCCACCTGATCAAAATAGGCTTTGATCGCGTCTGTTGTGATTGCCAGCATGCCCGCCGGGGTCAGTTCCCAGCGGCAAGTTTGTTCGTTCAGCGTGTAATATTCGGCAGGCTCTGGCCGAGGTGCGATGAAGGCGTCTCTTGCTTGATCGTATGTGAATCCGACCGACGCAAAATTCTTGCGGATGCTGCCCGTATAGCTTGTCTGCAAGCACTTTTGATTGCGAACTTTGGCATAATACGCTGCCCAATCGGCAACGCCATCTTGGCCGGGATCTTTACCCGAAAAGACTTCTGTGACCACATTCTGAGGCGTTAAAAGTGCGTAGTATGCCATTAGCTGAATGAGATGTTGCCAGTGCCGCCGGTGAAGGAAAAGACCTTATTGGCCCCGTTTGTCGAATTGCTGTAGGTCAATCCAGCCCCAACTGTGATATTTGTCGTATTGGCAAAGCTGATGATCACAATACCGCTGCCACCATTACCACCGGAGCCGCTGGACGATCCACCACCCCCACCACCGCCACCAGTGTTCGCCGTGCCATTTGCTCCGCTGCCTGATACGGTGCCGTTACCACCGCCGCCAGTGCCGCCAATGCCGCCCGTGCCAGCGCGGACAGAACCGCCGCCACCGCCCGCGTAGATTGTGGGCGTGCCGGTAATATTTGAACTGGTGCCGTTACCGCCATTGCCGCCGGTGTTGGTCGTACCGTTGTTACCGACTGCCGCAGAGCCACCGCCACCACCGCCGCCGTATTGTGCGCCACCAAAGGCGGACCCACCCGCATAGCCTTGCCCGCTTGTACCGTTGCCCGGCGTGCCGCTGGCAGAACCGGCTGAATTGATCGCAGCACCACCACCGGAGCCGCCAGCAAGGCCACTATTAAGCGTGTTATCACGGACGCCACCGCCGCCACCGCCAAAGGCTGTGAGGCTGCCAAGAGTTGAATTTGATCCGGTCGAACCTCTGGCGTTTGACGACGCACCGGAAGCACCCGCACCGCCGCCGCCGATGGTCAGTGTGTGGTTGACGGTAAGACTAAAATTGGCCGTGCCTGTAAGCAATCCACCCGCACCACCACCAGCACCGTCGGGAAATCCCGCAGAGTTTCCGCCACCACCACCGCCACCACCTGCTACGATCAGATATGTTATCGGAATCGTTGGGTATGTAATCGTGCCATTCCAGTTGACGATATAGCCTGTGTCACTCGTTTTACCGTACAGAATCCCGTCTTTGGTATTGATCGCAATCTCGCCATTTGTCAGATTGCCAGCGACCGGAGCCGCTCCGGCAGTGCTGTTGTTTTTCAGCACGATTGTACCGTTAAACGTGGGCATTAATAACTGCCCCCGTTCAGCGTGTCACCATTGGTAAAACCAGCCGCCGGAATGCTTGCCGATAGCGTGCCGTTTGATATGGTCAAGTTTGAGCCAACTTTGATCGCTCCGAGCGTTGTATTTGTCGCTGTCGGTATCGTCCCGCCAATATTGGCATAGGTAAAATTGGCACTTGGCAGATAGGTTAATGCCGCATTGGCCGTAGTCAGATAGATTGATAAATCAGGCGTGCCGGTGATGTTTGAATAAGTCAGGCAAGCCGCTGTGATGTAGCCGTTCGGGTTGGTTTGAAGATAATAAGTGGTTGCCGCGTTGGCAGTTGTCAGATAGAGCGATAGATTGGGCGTTCCGGTTAGGTCAGAGTAAGCTCCAGTTGTTGCAATATTTGCAAGAACTGGTTTGCCGGTCAGATTGGCGTAGGTAAAGTTGGCTGTGGGCAGGTATGCAGTCAGGTTAGCGGGTGTTGCGTAGCGGCTATCGGCACGACCCTGAGTAATAAAATGATCGCTTGACCATGAATAATTCGCTGTGCCTGTAGTCGATTGCAACCCATCGTAGTTGAAAAATATCGAATCGTTATTGTGCCGGATCAGCACGCCGCCAAAAAGATCGTCTGAATTTAATTCAAGCGACGCAACCAGATTGCCTGATCTTACCGCTGTAACGCCTCGATTGAGACCAGTTAAACCGGAGAGAAAAGATACGCTTGCGGTCGTTTTGTTCATGCCTTGCACAGAGTCTGTGCCATAAGACATGCTGATATTACTTAACCTATCCGCCAGATACACGCCATTTGCCAGGCTGGTCACATCGTTGGCAAGTAATGTCACATTGCCTGTGCGATTGTTGAACGTGCTGACGCCCCCGCCCGCTTGTGCCGACAAAAGGCCGTTGGCGTTGATCGTCAGGTTGTCGCCAACGATGATGCCGCCAAGTGTGCTATTAGTCGCAACAGGCAGAACGTAGCTGTTCCCGGTCGTCTGTACGACTACCGTATTATTCGGCTGTTGCCGCACAATCACCTGATTACTTGACGACTGAACCGTCAGGCTGGTGGTGTTCGCTTGTCTGACAATAATATCAGCCATTAGCGGGTGACTTCCGGCGTGACAGTGAGCGTGCCATAAAGCAGCCGATCAACCGTCGTGTCAGGCTTGACCAGTTCCAAGTCGTAAACATAACTGCCCGCAGTCAGGTTAGCCGTTTGGGCGGCTGTCTGCTGAAGCGTGAAAGTGCCGTTGGCGGCTGATGTGATCGTGATATTGCCGTTGGCGGTTGACAGGTCAAGTGTCGTATTAGCGGTATAGGCTGAACGGGCCTGCATGCGGATCGTATAACCCGACAGGCTGATATTCGTGCCGTTAGCCGTTTGATACTGGATCGACTGTGACCAGGTGGCCCCTTGCTCGATTGTCAGATTGCAATTCCCGGCAGGCATTATTCAGCCTCGCCTTCAGCTTGATCTTCAGCCGCTTCGGCTGGTGTGTCCTGTGATTCAATTTCGGCATAGCCCATGATCTGACGGGCTTCATTCAGCGACAACAGGCCGGATTGATACAAGGCCACCGCCCGATCAGAAAGGGCTTTCGTGTCTGCGGCCAACTCTTCGATCTGGCTGGTGTCGAACCTGACTGTGAGCATGTTATCAGGCTGTGCAATCGCGCCGTCATAGCCGGTGGGAAGCGTTCGCACCAGTCGCGTCAACTGCATCGACAATAGTTCAAGGAACGGAATGATCGCATCGCGCCAGCTTGCCCGATTGGCTTCAATCAAGTTGCTGTAGGTCTTGCCAGTGTCCGGTTGCTTCAGCGACATTGGCGACCAGCCAAGTACACCGCACACGCGGGCCACTGCAATCTCGGTCATCTCTTGGACAGAGAGATCTTTCGGGCTGAACCCGGGGGTTTTGATGTCAAGCTCGCCACCCTTGAAGATCAATGGCCTGCCGACGCCCTTGCCAGACACTGCCCGCTTGATGTCGGATTGTAAGACTGCGATATTGTCGCTGGTCATCATCTGCGCCCCCGTGCCGGTCAAGCTGACCAGCCATGAAGGCACACCGGATCGGCTCAAGATGGTTGTTTCGTAAATCGCTGTCAGCTTGATCAGTGCCAACTCTGCCCGCACTGCTTCAAGCGGCGAGCGGCCTCTTGCGGCTGTGGTCGATGACTTGCCGACCCGGAAATGCAGCATTCTTTCGCGTGGCGTGGTGAACTGGAAGCCCCTGCCACCATCAAAGCCGACAAAGGGGTATTCTGTGATTTCACCGATGGCCTGCCCGTATGTCGGCACTTGCAGCCAGCTATACGGGATCGGCTGAAGCTCTCTGATCGTGCCGCCCGTCTGGGTGTCCCGGTCAGAGATGGCAGGTACGTAGGCGTTGCCATCCTCTAAAAGCTGTTGATAAATAAATTCAACCAGCGTTGATTCAGTTTCGCCTGGTGCCGGTTCTTTCCAGATTTGCAGCAGTGGATGATCTACCGGCTCGAATCCGCCTTCCTTATCAAAGTAGCCGACCTGCAATATAGCCTTTGGGACATTTCGCCGCATGGCCTCAATCGCGGCCTTGATTAAAGGGTTATCGCAATAGGGCCGGGCGAGGTTTGCATAATCATCGCTCAAGGCGTTGATGACATCGACTGACCATGCCGATACGTCGATCTCAGTAGAATCAGCGGTAACGCCCGTCCTGAGTGACTTGGAGCGGAACCAGTTGAGTGGGTTGTAGTCAGGCATTTGTAAATAGCGGTGCTTTGTTTAATTCGTTTTCGATGCGTTTTCGTGCGATTTCAGCGTATTCAGCATTCAGTTCAATGCCGATGAATTTAAACCCTTCTCGCAATGCCGCTACGCCTGTAGAGCCGCTGCCAGTGAATGGGTCAAGTATGGTTCCGCCCGGTGGTGTGATTAGGCGGCAAAGATAGGCCATTAAATCGATAGGCTTAACGGTCGGGTGGTGGTTCGTTCGTGGCCCTGATTCAGCTGTTGGTGGCCGCTCGCCATTTGTTACCCGGTAATCTTGATCAGTCCATTTATTGCCATTAACACGATGGACTGATTCCATCTCTTCCAGTCCCGCTTCCCGCTCTGCCTTGCTTGCTTTCGGGCAGTAGAAGAAACGGGCGGCGGAGCCTGAATCATTGAATCCACCAAAAACATCACCTTTGCCAAAAGTTCCTTTTTCAGAATCGTGAATTCCCATTCCTGATTTATTTCTGCGAATCCCAGCTTTGCTTGGTGCAGTATCTGGAAACAACCTCACCACCTCATCGCTGCCATCGTGGATGAAATTGGCAGGCCAGCGGCCACAAGCAGAACCGGCAACCAGCCCGCTTCGGGTGTAATCCATATCATTGCCAAATCCGCCCCCGGGCCTGCCTTTAGAAGTCATTCGATATGATGGGGCTCTAGTATCGTCTGTCCCCACCCTGGACTTATCGATATTTAATGCTCCCGTCCCATGCTCCAGCACGTTTTCAGCTACCGTGCCAGTGAGCGGTTTACGGGCCATTGTGATTGGTTCAAGGGCAGGCTTGAGGGCAGTGCCCCAGCCTTGCCATTGACGCGCGTCGTCGGTGGCAGGAGTTTCCCCATCGACAAAACAGCCACCTTCTTTTCTTGCCTTGTCAAGCCAAGGGCGAGGCTCAAGGGTGCCGACACTACTACCAATTGTCACAGACTTCCAACGCTTTTCTCGCTCCGCCCCTGCCGCCTTATCAATCGCCTTGCTCACGTCCAGCGACTTCGGGAACCCCGATCCGTAGACCCATGCGATCATATCTCTGATTTCAAAGCCTGCATCTTCGATTCGCACCGCCATGCGGTGTTGTGTTCGTGTGCCTGCAAACGCCAAGAGATGCCCGCCCGGCTTCAGCACGCGCAGGCACTCAGCCCAGACCTCAACGCTCGGCACATCGCAGTCCCATTTCTTACCCATAAACGCCAGCCCATACGGCGGATCGGTCACAATCGCGTCGATTGATTCAGCGTCCAGCGACTTGAGAACGTCCAGACAATCGCCTATGTGCAGGCTATAGGGTTGCGTCATGAAAACCACTGAAAAGAGCCATTCCGGCTCAGGTAGTTAAATGCGTCGGCTGCCGCATCCACTTGGTCATCATGCTGACCAGTCGGGAAGCTGCAAAGCTCATCGATGAAAGCCCTGTTCCAGTCGCCCCGCTCAAGCTCCACAAGGCCAGCCTCACAAGCTGCCGCGAATGGCATGGCTCGCACTTCTTTAGAACCTGTAGGCCGGGCTGAAACAGTTGCAAACCCTGCCAAGTTGATTTTGTCCTGCTCAACCTGATCGACCCCCGCGGCACCGGGATCTTGAGCAAGGTGGACGATGGTTTGCAGCCCGTCTATCTCTGCTGTCTGTCGCTGGATGGTTCGCCGTTGGGCTGGGCTCCATTGCCCTCTAACCACGTGGGTGATTCTGTATCGATCACCGATCCTGAGCATTCTGACGCCTGCGGTGTAGTCGCCTGCCCCCGGCGTCGCGGCAGTGTCGTAAGCGCGGCATGAAAGACCAGTGCCAGCGTCAGAATTGGCAATAGGTAGCCAATCAGCACGGAAAAACCCGCCTGATCGTGGACTGGGCCGCTGCTGATAAAGAGCAGAAAAAGCATAAGAGCCGATAGCCTTCTTTATCCGGTCAAAGTCTGCGACGTTGTAACGATCTGGCCAGAGGGCCGCCCCCGGCTGTCGTCCGAGTGTGTCATTCTCTTCGGCAATGGCTGGCAGGCTCACCACGTCCCACCGTTCGCCGCCGTTGTTCGCTTCTTCCAGTAGCTGGCCAGCAAGGTCAAGAGAGTGCCAGCGGGTCATGATCAGCACGATAGCCGCGCCGGGGTGAAGGCGGGTGTAGAGGTCGTTTTGGTACCAGTCCAGAACTCGTGCCCGGTAAGTTGGTGATTCAGCTTCTTGGCGGCTCTTCACCGGGTCATCGATCACTACCAGATCGGCACCGTAGCCCGTTACACCTGAGCCGACGCCTACGGCATACAACCCGCCGCCGTGAACTGACGACCACTGATTCTGTTTGTTTGAATCGTTGGCAAACTGGAAACCGAACCTACTAACGAGCCGCCGCGTTTGTCGGCTGAATGTACATGCGAGGCTGTGGTTATAGGCCCCGACGATGACCCGCATGGTTTGGTTGCGAAGTAGCCTGTAAGCCGGGTAATGAATCGTTGATTGTTCGCTTTTGCCGTGCCGTGGTGGCAGGAATAGCATCAATCTTTTAACGTTGCTTTCTGTTAAACCATTTAGATATTTTCGACATTCAACTAAATGGCTTGGCTTCCAATTATGATTTGGCGTTGCTAAAGGCAACCAATCTTCAAACCCTTGATTCATCAGACATTGTTTCGTCTGACTCGTCGTCTTGAGCATTGATTTCGGAAGTGTTACCGATTTCAGTGGCATATGCGGTATAGGCAGACTGAATCACAGACGCTTCAGCATTGAACAACCACGTTGCGGCTTGAACTGCCGCCCTGTGATCACCACTTGTACTGGCAATCTCTTCCATGTATTCGCGAGTACGAATAACTTTTTCGTCTGGCGAAATGTATAAAGGATTGATCATCCTGATATACATCCGATGATCTCGGTTTCGCGAGTTCGGCTTAGGGCGCAAGCCCCCGGGTTCCCCCCATTGTGGCACTCGAAAAACACTCATTAAACAACTGTCCTAATTTAACATTCCTTTTTTGGTTTGGTCAAAAGATTACCAGTCCACCCGCCCTCGCAGATTGACCATCGATTCAATCGCACCGCGGCCCGGCTGGGCACCCTTGTTTCTTCGCTTGTTGCCGGTCAATCGCTGCATCTCTGCATTGCGTTTAATGCGTGCCTCGCTGATCACTCTCTGAAGTGCGTACTGGCGTTGCTCCCATTTAGCGGCAGCTTGCAGAACCGCGTCGAACTTCTTGTCGGCCCGCAGGCATTTGAGGCAGATAGCAGGCTTGATCTTCTCAAGACTTTTGCCGCTGTCGCAGACTCCGCACGGTGCCTTTTGGCTCGACTCTCGCCAACCGTCAGGCGGCATCATACCGACCAGTTCAACCGTCTGCCCGCCCAGGTACACTCTGACCTGCGCTTCAGCCCGTCGGTTAATTTGATCTTCAGATAATTCTTCTGACAACGAATCCATTAAATATTGACACTAAACGCTAAAAAAAATTACCGCAATCGCAAATAAAAAAAGTTTTATTTGTTTGGGAAATCAACAATTCTCGGCTCGTTAATTTCACCCCATTTATGGAACCGCTGAAGCGGTGTGATTTCCTCCTCGTATATCTCTGAGATCCTGAAATTGCCATCGTCTTTACAGATTGCCGACACGACCCGCGTAACGAGCTTGTCGGGGTGTCGGTATTGGTAGTTGATAAATTTCTTAGTCGGCATGGTGCTATTATAGCACAACTTCTACGGTGATTTCGACGCCCGGAGCCTCGCCAATCTCGCACCAATGTTTCTGACAGAACCGTTCTGTGACTTGGCAATCGTCCTTATAAACGATGCCGGTCAGTGCATCTTCGGTGCATCGAATCAACTTTGTCAGGTCAGGCTTCTGGATGTGATGTTTTGGGGCGGTGTCTTTGATCTTTGCCGCGTTTTTGCCGCTCCCAAAATGGCACTTGGGACGGGGAAAGTAGAAGTCAATCGACATCGCCACCGCTTCGGTCGTCAACTTGACCCCGGCGTCAGTCATGGCCTGCTGTGCGTGCAGCGACACAATCGACTGCCACGAGGTTTTCCGCTTGGCGGTATCCATGACGATGATCCGGCCCGTTTTCGGGTGCATGAATGCTTTCTTGGAGCCAGACGGGCTGGCGATGCCTGGGACAAAAAAAGATAGTTTCATTTCATCGCCCCCGTTTCATGGCTTTCAGATACATCACCACCAATGCCGCCATCATACCTGACAGCGTAAAACTGGCCACAGCGGCGAAGATTGACAGGGTTTTTTCAGGCATCTTTTCGCATCCCTTCCAAGCCTTCACCAATCAAGATTTCCTCTGAACGGAACTTGTCTTTCGCGATAAATTCCAGCCGCTGAATCTCGCGATCTACATACCACCGTGCCTTCCGCAGGTCTTCAATAGCATCGCCCTTTTCACCCGCCCGCCAAAGGTACTTGATTGCATTGC